CATTTCTGCATCAATCATTTGTTTGATTTTAGTAGCCTCGTCTTTATCAATACCTCTGTCTTCCATAATGGCATCGATCTTAGAAATTAGTCCTAGGTCTAGTTTACGTTCGATAATATTTAGCTTATCTTCATCTGTTTTAATCATTTCAGGCTTATGGAAATCTATTTCAACACCTGCATTGTCTGGAATTCTAGCAATATTGTAGTTTAAAACATTAGTGCCAGAGTATGTGTTTAAGTATGCCTTGATGATTTCAAACATTTTCTTTTCAGCATTTTCATAAACAGAAAAATCAGATCTGGATACTTCAAATGATTCAATCATTGAGAGTAGTCTTTCCATTCCTGAAGAGAATTGCTTAGCCTCGCCTTTACCGCTAATGGTCTTTGGATCAACACCGCGAGATGATAAGAATAAAGCCATTAATGATTCAAGGTATGCCATTGATCCACTGATATCAGCATTAGGTTGAGCAAATCCAAACTCTGGTCTTATGTCTGGTTGATTTGGATTAATCGGTAGCTTAACTGCAATCATCGGTCCTGTTCTTACAGTTGTTGGCATCGTAGTTTCTGATGCGATTAAGTAAGCTTGTGCAAAGCCTTGCATCCTAACAATCTGAGACATGTCTGTAAGTGATGAATTAAACTGCACTGTAAACTCAGTAACACTTGCACCGTCTCTGATAAAGAATTCGAAATCCTTTGCTGGACTTATGTCTATGAATGGCAACATGCCAATTGGGTTAGGTGTTACACCACCAATTACATTCCCATTATCATCAAATAAGAAATTAAAATCCTTAGACCAAAGCACTGATAATTTAACATCTGATAAATAATCATTGTAATCAGCAATTGTCTGATTAGTGCCATCAGAGTTTTCTTGTAGCTGTGGTAATCTAATATTCTTGTCATAGCCTGTTAATATGTAAGCATCAGAAATTTCTGGCATGAGCATGTGAGGCACAACATCATACTGATGGTTTAGTAATACTCTTAACTTTAACTCACCTTCTATTGGAATAATCTGCACAGTGTTTTGAGCTTGCAGCTTAAAGTACTGATTAGATTTTAACATCATTGCATCGACATGCATTGATTCATAAAGCTCTTCTAAGAACATAGCTTGCTCTTCGCTCACACCTGTAAATGTACGCTTTGGACATTGCATGTAAATCTTTGCCTCTTGATTTACAATTCTCTTACAAAGATTAATTGCACTAATAACTGGCAATGAGTTGATGTCATCAGCACCATAGAAAGCTTGTAGATGTTGTTTAACGAATGGCAACATGCGATCCATGTAAACTTCAAATTGCTTTAGAGATAATTGTTTTCTCTCTAAGTTTTCAAATGACTTAATCTCTTGAGCAATCTTTTTTAAGATAGCTGAATTTGCATAATTTAAAGACATTATTATTTCCTTCCTTGAAACTCGACCTTAGCAACACTTGGATTGAAAGGTTCTATTTTCCAAAACAAGTATGACGCTGCATCAGATATGTGAGTCAAATGTTTATTGGTGCCACCTTGGTCTAGCTTATTATCTTTCCAAACTACCTTTTCAAAATCGTTAATAAGTTTCCTGCACCTTGGATGAATTATAATTCTATTCTCTTGAAATAATCTATTAGTATTATTTATTCTGTCACCAACAAAAGGATTTCTAGTTGATTCTATTATAAACCCAGACTTTTTAAGTATTTCAAAGTCTGACTGACCTGATGTTTTTCTAGATACTCCAGTTGAATCGGGACAAATTCTCGCACCACCATAGCCACGTTTTTTAAATTCATCAGCCATTTTATAGGTATCACTATTGTGCAACAACACTTCGTCAAATATCCAGAATTTGTTATCTACATAACTAGCAAAAACTGCTGCGCCAGGATCGATATTGAAGTCTTGTCCTGCCCATATTGTACCTGGAAATCTATCAAATTCTTTTACATGATCGTCTCTTCTGAATGAATAATAAACTTGGCCATCTGATTCATCATTAAACTCACCATTAAGAAATCTGTTTCTTTCTTTTTCAGGCATTGCCTCTAATAATTTTAAATAATCAGAATCAATATTTTCAAGATTATCAATTGGGTTCATTTGAAAATAAGCATAGTCATCTATGTTTTTTAATGGAACGTTTTCTATTGGGTCTAATTTATTAATGAAAACTTGGTATGGCCATGTGGCTTTAGTGCCAGGATTCATATCATAGTAAACTTTTTTCTTAAGCTCATTCTTTTCAGCTAGCCTTGTAAGCGCTACTTGTACTGATGAATAATCAATCTGACTTATTTCATTAAAAAATATACTGCTAAACTCTTGTCCTAATATCTTTTCAACTCTTTCGCCTGTATCCAATCCACCGAAAAATATCTCTGATCCGTTTGGAAGTATTGCTACATAATCAGTTTTATTCATCGTGTATTTAAGATTAGGGAAACACATGCTCATAACTTTAGGGAACGTGTCCATTACAATAGATCTTTTAATGTGATTAAAGTTTAGTCTTAAAATACAATGTCTAGACTTTACCTTTGCAGCTCTAATTATAATTGCATAAATAATTAAAAGAGACTTACCAGCCCTTGAGCCACCAGATAGAGCAACGTGTTTTGCGGGTCCAGCTAAAACTACGGTTGCTTTCTTTTGTGCTAGTGTCTTTTTAAATTCAGATTGCATTAATTCTTTTATCATCTATATTGAAATACTCTTCATTAAGCTCAATGCCGATAAACTCAAAGCCTAACTTCTTTGCAGCAATTCCAGTGCTACCGCTGCCCATAAATGGATCTAACACAATGCCTTTTGGTTGTGTCACTAACTTGATTAAATATTCCATTAGTTTGATTGGTTTTACAGTTGGGTGATGATTTGCTTGTGGAATACACGGGTTTTTATCTCCATTAGTAAAGCAATCATGTGAATTTGATTTTGATGATTCTAAGGAATATTTTTGTTTTAAATCCAATTCATCAAGCCCTGCATTTCGTTCGCGCTTACTTGCTTTTGCTACATAGAAAAATCGTGATGCGCCGCCTGAATTTGCAGGACCGAAATCTTTTTCATTTCTATTTGCAGTTTTCCAACCACCAGGTTGAACAGTATTAGCAGATTTTCCTGTTTGTTTAAATGATCCACTCTTTAATAGTCCGCTCTGTTCATCAAGCGTCTGAGCTGCATTTTCATCAAATATTACATTTGCTGGCCATCGGCCTTGGGTATGTTGATTGTAAATAGTGTCTCTGTATTTTTCTGTATTGTCTGATTTGTAAGAGTTGCTTTTTATATTCTGGTTTGTTGTTGAATTAATCTTGTCCGATGTTTCAATCCTAGTCCCATCAATATTTAAAGCACCTGTTCCATACTTTAAAACATTTTCAGCAACTGTTAAGCCCTTTTCTAAGGGCTTTCTTGCAACACAAATTGGTTCATTCGCTGGCTTTAAGGCCGTGCCCCATCCTTTAAATTCACCTTCTTTTATATTATGTGATTTAGGAAATCCAGATCCGTAAATCCATTGAATACAATCTCTAATTTCAAACCCTGCATCCTCAATAGCAACAACAAGACGATGATAAGTCCTAGTGCCACCGAATGATAATAGATGACCACCAGGTTTTAAAACTCTAATTGCCTCTTTCCATATTTCTATTGAAGGCACATCATAATCCCAAGATTTACCCATAAACTTCAGTCCGTAAGGTGGGTCTGTAACTATAGAATCAACTGAATTTTCTTTCAGTTTTTTCATTTCATCTAAGCAATTTCCGTTAATATTCATAACTCTTCGTCATCTTTTTGAATCTTAATTGAAATGCTACCTTCAGGGATTTCTAACTCTCTCTTATCGCGCCACTCTGAAGGCTGTCTGTTCTTTAACCAAAAGATCATAGAAGTAGGATCTGGTGCAAAATGCTCAATGTATTCATGTTCGATTGTTTTTCCAGTCTTAGCATCAAAGAATATCTTAACTGACTTCTTTGAATAACCAGTAGCTCGCTTAAAAAGAGATGCCTCAACTGCCTCATCAGCAATTTCCTTTGCCTCTTTTAGGGCGATAAAAAAGTCATCATCTTTTTTTTTCCAATTTTTAACTGTTTGCTCAGTAACGCCTAAAACTTTAGCAACTTGTGCATCAGTTAGACTTTGCTCATACATTCTAATTATTTGCTCTTTAACAGCATCCGTTAAAATGCTAGGTCTACCCATTGCCATTTATTACCCCATCCACTGGAATATGAATAATCGACACACAGTGTCTTTATGCGTTAATTAGACATTAAAACTTTTTAATGTGTCAAGAGATACCTTAACCCCTGTTTTTTGATGGGGGTTAAGTATGTTGCTTAGGAATAAAGGTTACAGTCTCTAATCTCAATAGTGAAACGTCTATCTGCTAGTTCAAAGAATAGAGTATCGTTTGATCTAACAAATTGTGGTGGCTTGTTTTCTACATCTACAAGGCACTGGCTTAGGCAATGCACTAGTAGTTTAACAATCATGTTGGTATCTATTTCAGTTAGGTTTATCTCTTGTTCGGAATCGAAAAGGTCATCTTCTTCAATTGAGTTTGCTTTTGCCTTTGTTTTGCTCATTAAAACTCCTATTGCTAGGACCTAATTTAATAAACAATGTAGACTTTGGCATAGATAAAGTTATTTTTGCTTCATAATCTAGACTAGATGCAACTCCAACTTCGTCTAGAATTATTTCAACTGGACCATCGATTAAAAGTCTATCGCCTTTTTTAAGAGCGGTGTATAGGCATGATTCTTTTAAAATACTGATTTCTTTTTTCATTTAAATACTTTTATATCTTTCTCTAATGCTTCATCTAGTGTGAATAACTGATGTGGTTGAATTGTAATGAACACTTTATTCTCGTCTTGCACTGACTCTGCAACTACCTTTTCACAATCACCTGCAATAAAGTTACAATCATTAATACCTAAAAGCCCTGCAATTGCATCATGTAATTGTTTAAGTCTGTTATGAACATCATTCACTCTAAATGAGTTTTGTGCATCCTTGGCCTTTGTTACAATCTCACTCTTTGGATAAGAGAAATAAGCATTAACTCTAAGCCCTGTTTGTTTAATCTTTAGCCATGAATTAATAATATCCTTTGCACCTTTGTAAAACTCTTGATTGGCAAGCTTATGGTTTTCAGCATTATGCAAGTATGTTCTAGCCTTACCTGATTTAATCATTCTACCATTTGCTACAGTTAGAGATTCATTCACACTAGGCGGCATTGGAAACCATTTAATTAAGATCATTTGTTTATCATTCATAATCTTAATTGCAACTCGGTGTTACCGATGAATCAAGATAATTCGTTAGCAACTTTTATCAATAATTCTAATACTCTTTTAATTTGGGCTTTAGAAACTGTCTTCTTTCTTTGCTTTTCGTATACTAGTTTAATCAGCTCTTGGCGCTTTAATTCTGATGACATGTCCATTTTCACTCCTAAGTAAATTAAGTCTATATTGCATTTCCTTACCACTGCTCATCTTAACCCAGACCTTGCCGGTACTTCCATGCCTTAATATTTCAACAACCTCACCCACTCTTGTAAATGAAGTATTTGAAACTTGATCTTTAATTATTACAGCTTTCATTTATTTTCTTGGTTGATAAGTGTTAGTGGCACCTGGTGCAAAGTTTTTAATTTCTTTCTGTATTACTGTTTGCTGTGATTGTACTGCTGGTGCTTTATCTTCAAAATCATCAGCGTGTAAATCACCTTTATGCCAAAGATCAAGAGCTGCGCCAAACCTCATTGCTGCATTTCTTAGGGCATCACCAATTACTTCTTTTTCTCTAGATCCAATTTCTTTAAATGTTGAGTCGGCAGCATTTCCATACCCAAGTCTAGTTACACCACAAATTGTTAACTTTATCCATAATCCACCTGATGAATCAAAAGCCGGAAGACCATTATTAAGTGCTAGTGGTTCCCAATACCAACTCGGATCTGCCTCTAATAATCTATCTGTTAAAGCTGCATGACCAACATAATCTAAATGTTTAACTTCTTTAAGATGCCATCCACCGCAAACGGCACACCTAATACCTTTTTTAAAATCAGCTTTAAGGGCATCTGTTTCTGCTTTTGATGGCTTAGGTAATTTACTTATTTGATTACTTGGAAAAGGCTCGCGCATTAAATCCAAACCCTTTGGTTTACTAACTTTACTTTCCATATTGTCTCCTTGTTTAGTTAAATTTCGTTTATTAGTATCTCTGATATTCCTGTGTAATTAGGTGAGTGTTTACTCTCATCGTGTGCACACTTCAAATATTTCTTTAACGTGTCATCAAATAAATCAAAGCCATACTCTAACTCATGCTGAGGTATTTGTATAACTCTTACACCATATGGCTCTATTGATTCTTGAAAGATTAAGTAAAAGTTTTTAATTACCTTGCCGGTTAATACTTGATGACCTGCTAAGTATGCTGCTGCTTGAAACTGGTATTTATACTTTCTTAAATGTATTCTGATATGTGAATCAGTTGCAAACTCGCCAATGGTTTTAAAGTCTGCTAAGAAATCAACGCCAACAATGTCTGGTCTAAATTTGAAATCAACTGGGTTTTCAGGATTGTACTGATTATGTATTTTTATTAGCCCTGTGCCCTCAATATTGGTGGCAACATTCATAATAGCATTTGCTTCACGCGAGGCTACAAAATTAGCCTTCATTTTAACTAAGGCATCTTTTTCATCTTCCCAAATATAGTTTTCTCTACCCTCTAGACTTTTAGCTTGTGCCTTACCGTCCTTACTTCTGCCATCAAGTTTAGTGAAACAATCCATTTCTAAAATGTCTTTATCTTGTAAATTAATCTCATGGGCTAATTTACCTAGACGAAAGGATTGCGATGAATACTCGACCTTTAATGCTGCTTGGAACTGTGGCCAGTTAACACCGACTAGTTTCTTAAGCTTTGATTGTGATAAGTGAGGTAGTGAATGGTAATCGTGGTCACGCATTTCTATGTAAGACATGTAAATCCTTGTTTAGTTCAATGTTGTTTGGGGATAAGGTGGGCACTTATTAGGCACCCACCATACCTGGTCGAAAAAATACACTTTGAATAAGTAATACATAGATCGTGATTTGAAGTAAAACTTTAAATATTTTGATGTGCAGTCGTGTCGACGGTTTACAAATAAGAATATCTACTTTGTACTGATGCCCAAAAAAAAGAAAGGGCAGCTCTGTTAGGAAACTGCCCAGTCGATACTTAGGCAAAATATGCCCGACAGAGCCACCTAAGGCAAATTCTTTTTAAAATTTTAAAAACTTATTATTTTACTTAGGAGTAAAAATGGCTCGAATTAATGTTGAAGACGGTTTTTTTAGAGATAAGCGTTGGTTAAAATTAATAATAAAAGTTGGGTGCGAACACAAGGCTCTTGGTTTAGTTTGTAGTGCTTGGATTTTAGCGCAACAAAATTGGCTAAAGCATAAATCAATTCCAGCTAAAGCATGGTCAAAAGATTTTGATATTTTAATTGAATGTGAACTTGCGTCAATACTTTCAGATGGGTCTTTTTATGTAAAAGGATCTGAACGTGCGTTCAAATGGCTTGAGCAAAAGTCAAATGCTGGTCAAAAATCATCAGAAAAAAAATTACTTTCTTTAGAAAAAGCGAGAAGCTTCAGGTGGAATGAAAATGATTCTAGCTTTAAAATCTCTGAACATACGTTGAACGGCTCTGAACGGAAAGTCAACGGCTCTGAACCTCTTACTCCTACTCTTACTCCTACTCAAGAAAGTATTAGTTGTTGTGATGATGTAGAATATAAAAATAAAAATTCTTTTAAAAAAGCAGCATCAGCAGAAAAATCATCTGTTCAAATTTTCGAAGAAAGATTTAGCCCTAAGTGTCAAGAATTTATAGAATACTTGGGTAACAAAGAACTAGGACGTGGGTTAAAGAAATACGCACCTGAAATACTTGAAAGATTTGGTGAGGTAGAATATTTCAACAATTTCCTTAATGACCTTGAAGAAAGATACAAGCGCGTTAATCCAACAATGTCGTTAGTTGGATGGGCAGATTTAGTAATTAAAAAAGAAATTGGCGTTATTAAGTAAGGAAATTTAACATGAGTTTTTTTAAATCAATCGAAAATTCTTTTAGGGAAATCGAAGAGCGAGAAAATGCTAAGGATGGTTTGTTGTCTTTTGGCGTGCAGTACCTAGACGATGCAATGCTAGGCATTGGCAAGAATGATTTAATTCTTGTAGGTGCCAGGTCTGGTGCTGGCAAGACCGCTCTGTGTTGCAACATAGCCCTTGCAAACGTCTTAGCAGGAAAGCGCGTGCACTTCATAGCCTTAGAGGCAGAGATGTATGAGATTGAGCGTAGGATTAAATACCAGCTCTTTGCAAAAGCCTTTTATGATTCGAAGGATGAGTTTTATAAACTAAAACAAAAACTTCAATACATGAACGAAGAAGAAAAGCAAAAGCTTGCTCACCTAGAAAACATCTTTCAAGAAAAAATAAACTATCAGAATTGGCGATATGGTGAATATTTAAAAACACATCACACCTTTGAGGGTGCAGCAACAACTGCATTTATTAACAAAGCTCAAAACCTATTTACGTTTTACAAGACGAATGATTTTAATGTTTCAACATTTGCAATGAAAGTTTTAGAGTGTGAGGATGACACAGATTTAATTATCGTAGATCATGTTCATTACTTTGATTACGACGATGACAAGGAAAATAGCTCGATAAAAGAAATTGCAAAGACTGCTAGAAAGCTAGCGTTAGAAAATGGAAAGCCAATATTGCTAGTGTCTCACTTAAGAAAAAGAGATAGAAATGCTGATGAGGCCTGTCCTGGTCTAGAGGAGTTTCATGGATCGAGTGATCTTTACAAAATAGCAACAAAAGCAATTACATTAGCACCAGGTTATGCAATGAACACATCCGGTGGTGGCTATGAAACTCTTATCAGGATTGTTAAGAACAGATATGACGGCTCTGTTACTCGTTACATGGCAGCAGTAAATTATTTAATCAGAGAAGGTATGTATGAAAAAGAATATTACATCGGACAAGCTAATCAAAAGCGAGATGGCAATTTTATCTGTCTTTCACCGGATGATACTCCTGAATGGGCACAACATATCAATCGAACAGCACGCGATATTGTTGATGTTTCTAAAGGAAAAGCTGGAAAAAAATCCGTCCTTGCTTAAAGAAGCTGATGTTAAAAGTCTTTACAAGATGTGTTCAAAGAAAGTTATTGGCAGCGAGTGGGAGTCTGTGTTCTTTCCAAAGCCTATGACCGCTGATGATTACAAAACAAAGAAGAATTTTAAAAAACAATCTGAGTTTGTTAATAAGAAAATGGAACGATATGAGAAGTTTTTTAATGAAGAGTTTTTTAAAGAAGGCTTTCACCTGCCATGAAAACTGAGTTAAAAATCACCGCTTTTATTTGTTGCCTTTTGCTGGTCTTTGTTTTAAACATGCTGCTACATTAAACACATTTAACTAAACCAGGAGTGCCGATGATTTCAGCAACAGAAGCTAAGAACCGAGAAGTTTTAAACCTCTTTTTACAACGCTCAGTGTTGAGTATATTTAACGAAGTCTTTAACGCCTCACCAGTGCTTGGATATTTCGAGGCTATGCAATGGTTGGATATTGAATCAAATGTCACCACGGCCCAAGAGCTTTACGATAAAGGGCAATTCCGACGACTAGTCGGTGACTTCGAGGTTGGACGTGATTATGTGTCTAAACTTTTTATGTGGAATGACAAAATACCAGCACCAAGTCTAGGTTACTGCATTTATTCTGTGGATAAAGAGGGCATTGTTAGCCTAGTTGCGTCAAACCATGATTCTGGTGATTGATGCGCCAAAAGAATCAATACGACAATCAATACTGGTATGTGTATGTCACTTACGATAATTGGTTTGTTATTAAACAAAACCCACACACAGACATAGCCCGTGGTCCATTTACAAACATTAAGCATTTAAAAAAAGATTTATTACCTAAGTTAAGAGCAGAGCGAGATTTAATTATTAAGCAAATTGGCAAACTATACACTTTAAAGAATGGGGACATATGAAAATAACACAGATTCAATTAGAGCGATTGTATGAAGCAAGAAATAATAAGGCACAAGATTATCTTGATGCTGGTGGCAGGGCTAGCATCTACCACACATTTCAACATGGTTGGGATGCTTGTTTAAAAGAGATTCAGAATTTAAAAGAGAGTGCTGTGTGTGAACATTCTGGGATTGAGTTTAAAGGTCAGTCAGTTACATGGGATTTACAGACGAAATGAAAATTAAATTATTGGTAAATGTGCAAGTTCATAAGGCTGGCGATATTGTTGATGCTGCTGTTTCATATAACAAAACACAGGTTTTAAGCATTAGAGATTTAGTTGGACAAGACCTGGCAAGGATTGAATTTAAATGAGTGATTTTCACAATGAAAAATTAAGGTTACTAGCTAAAAGATCAAATTCCGAACAAATGGATTCTGTTAGTGCGTTTGTTCAAGGGTTTATCATGGGCAGAAAATATCAGAAAGAATTTGATACTCAACTGCACAACAATATTTTAAGAGAGATGCACGAAAACTCAGACTATAAATTTGATCAAGACAACTGGTGGGATAATAAAATAGATGAGCTAGATAAAGAACTATTTAAACTAAAAGTTAAATATGTTTATCAGGGTGAAGAATGAGTGACATGAGTGGAAATACAATTTCATTTAGCGCAGAAGACAATCTTAATAATGAAAGAATTTTTAAGTTAGAGAAGGCTTTGAAAGTGGCGGTTGAGGCTTTGAAGTTTTATTCTAGCGGAGCAAACTTTGAGAACGGTGTTATTAACTCATCTGATATATGGCCAGCCGAAAAAATTACTGGAAGAGTAATTAGTCATTACTCTGAGCCGCCAACAATAACCCATGTTTTTGTCGGTGGTAAAACAGCGAGTGAAGCACTCGCCAAAATTCGAGAGTTGAGAGGTAATGAATGAACGAGAGATTGAAAAATCTTAGGGATCATAGAGCGATAGAGAGAAACACAGATAAAGACCATGCAGACTTGGTTGATCCGCTAAGAGCACACGAATACTCCATGGGATTTACAGAGTGCCACGACCTACTAATGAAAGATGTTGAGGGGTTGATTGATGCGGTCGATGATTGGCTAACTGATGGTGAAGAAGAGTTTAATCATCAGCCTGGATGGCAAAAAGCTAGAGAAGCCATTGCAGATTGGAAATCGAAATATGGAAATGATGAATGAAATATAAATACTACTGGGTTATTAAATCAAAAGAAAAGATAGGTCGAGGCATATTTGGAAATAAGACATGGCTTTATTTTGCAAATAGAACATCTTTAAAAAACAAAAGATTTGCTAGTGATTTTCATATTCATGTTAAATGGTTTGCAACAAAACAAGATGCTGAACAATATTATTTTAGAAAAT